TAATCTGCCTTCATGGAAAGTTGCCGATCTTGGCCAGCCTCTAGTGCTTGACCAAACATCTTCATAGCCATGTTCACTATTCCAATTCCCGGCAACAACAGCACTTGTGTCAAAGAACGGAACCTCAACAACCGCTTTCATCACAGTATCACTGACATATTCAATATATCTAGCGCGACCAAATGTGCTGTTTACTTGAGCATATTCATTAACGGCAGCTTCTTTAAAAGCCTTTACTTCATAATTAGAAGTTGCATCTGGCGCTGTATCCCATGCTGGATATACCGTTAAAACTTTAGTCGCCGCAACATAATCCTCAACATGCCTTGTTTGGCCCGATCCAGTACCGGAAGTAATTTTAATAAACATACCATTTGGATCATCATTAGATGTATAAGATGTTGCCGCTTTAAGTGTAATTGTATCGCTAGAACCAGCTTGTGCCTGTCCGGTATCGGTTGTTACTGCCGATGCAGTAATTGTGATATTGCCAGTTGTCGCGCTGGGTGTGATTGTAAAATTAGGAGAATGCTCATCAAACGCATAAGCGTATTGTGGCAGATTAGTCAGAGGCAGGTTCTCAAACGTCCAAGATGTGTCAGAATTGCGCACAAGACGTTTTGTCTGAAGATCTTCATGGCAAAGAATTAGGGTATCTACAGCTTGCGTATATTCAAGCTCATCAAGCATTGCCGCCGTAATATCAGAGGCCGTAATATAATCATTGCCACTTGAATTAATATCTCTTTGTAGATTTTTGTTTTTAAAAACATAAATACGGCCAACAACAAAAACCAATAAATAACTGTCGTTTATACTAAACTCAAATGGAATAATTTTAAATTCTGTAAAGCTCGATCCAAAGTCAAAAACAAACTCCAAGCCATCTCGACGACTAATTCCGCCTTGAGGTTGCACAACAATATTTGTCGCTTCTTCTAAAGCATTCTGATATTGCTGAAGATCTGTTCTAGCCCGTAGAAGAGGATCTATTTCTCCGGTAGAAAAGTTAGACTGATATTGCGTAATTCTCATCAGTACCTCGCCTGAATAAGAGAATAGTCCTCCACAATTTGCGTACCCTGACCACGCCCATCGATGTTCATGGCCTCACGCAGCAACCCGCCACGACCAGATTCACCCGGTGAACCATATGCTTGCGCACGAAAGTAATCCGCTTTTGTTGCCTGATCGGTTACGGTAATTGCAATCTCTGAAGCCAATGCTACGCGCAAGAACCGCACGAAATAAGCTGGCATATTAGCCTCTGTTACCGTTGCCTGATAATCAATGTAAATGGTATCTAGGTTAGTAAATAACTGAGTGCCATATATTTCCCATCCATATCGTCTTGGACGTGTACCGCTTGCGCTGCTATCAAAAACAGCAATCGGGCTTCCAATAAGATCGGCTGGGAAGTCAAAGGCATTATCCCATTCATTGACGGGGGCCGTTGCATTTTTGCTAAGTTGGACTTTTTTAAGGCTCCAACTCCAAGGATAAACTGTCAGAAGATGGTTTTTAAGATCTGGATAAAGTCTATTACAAGCGTCCGCTGTATCACTTCCATCTGTCAGAGATGTAATTGCAGCCGCGCCAAGAAGGACAAGGGCATCAGAGCAAATTGTTACATCAGTATCGCCAGTTGCCATTATAGCCCTCCAAGAGTTTGAAGGGGGCCAGTTGCCCAGCCCCCCAGGGGATAATTAGTCACCGTCCGTTGCGGCGAGTGTCGTACCGTCTGCAACGTCAACAACACCGCCAGTATTGGACAGAACTTGCGTAAGTGTGCTTACGCGAGTGCCGCCAGTAGATGACACAACATAAATCAAATCGCCAACCGCCAGAGTATCTGACAAGTCGTTGAAATAGCCTTCTGTGTTTACAGTCGCTATCGTATCAGCGGTTTGATATGTATAAATACAAGGGGCATTACCTTTTTTGGATGGACCCCCGGTTCCAAAACCAGTTGATGAATAAGCCATATTTTAGTCTCCTTATTCAGTACAGCTAATTTTAACGATGCCCTCATCGTCAATCGCAACCGCACCAGCAGAGAACATAGAACTTACAAGGAACGATGTTTTCTCTGGGATGTAGTTTACTTCTGACTTCTGAGAGATGCTTTCGCCGTAGCCCATGCTGTCTTGATGCCAAGCAAAGCATGTACGGGTTGATGGCTTAGGAATACCGCCTTCATCACGATCACCCATTGTGATAATGTTGAAGCCCATGAACGAAGAGATCTCGCCGCGAACAAGTGCTTTTACGGAAGCAAAGTCGCTTGAAGTAACTTCTGTTTCACCGAGCAACGCATCAAGCTGAGAGGAGTGCATCAACAAGTGACGACCTTCGGCGGGTACGTTGTTATCGTTCAGTGCTTTCGCAGCCGCACGAAGTTTTTCAATGTTCATGTTTGAAGCCGCACCACCAACAGATGTTGCAACAGTTGATGGAGATGCAGCCGCATCAAGTGCATCAATGCAAAGCTGGTCCATACGGCGAGCAATCGCTTTTGAAACAACCTGCACCAATTCACGGCGCTCATCAAAGTTGACGTGTGATTGATGGAAGATATCTGAATATTCTGCTGCGATATAATCAGACATTGTGGCGGTAACCTGGCTATAGGTTACGTTCAATGGAGTTACGTCAGTTTGTGGAACACGAACTGTTGCAACACCTTTACCGATTTTTGGGAACTTTACTGTGTTACCCTGGACACCGGTACGTGTCCGCATTGTGCCGCGAAGCAACGCCTCGCCTTGGTATGCCTGTTTAACTTCCTCATCGAAAAGCGTTACAAAGGCATTAGTAATACTCTGCGCCATAGCAGAAGCCTCCTATTAGGTTTCAACTCAAAACGCTTACTGTTAGCCGATGTAAACCGGGCAGTCGCTTGCGCGAAAGTGGCCGCGCCCACCAGTGGATTACCACATCAAGGGGCCGCGCAGCGGTTAGCCCTTAATATGCCTATACACGCAAAATGTAGTGATTGCAACAAAATCTAGCTATTTGCCGCTGCCCATTGCTTTTCAATCTTTGTTCGCCATGCTGCATCGGTCTGCCAACGCGGGTCTGCAATCGCTGAAGCAAGATCTTCTCTGGTCATTTCAGGCGTGTCCACAACCGGCGTTGTCGGTATGCCTTCATTCGTATAACCCTGAATAAACTTGGTCATTGCATTGATTGCATCGGCACTGTTCAGACTGTAGGCCAAAGCCTCGCGCTCTGAGTTTGTCAGTGATGCGCGGGTGATATGACGCTCAAGATACGCAATCTTTTCTTGGCCTCGCTCACCAAGCTTCTGCATTTCCTGTTGCCGATCATATTCTATGGCTTCTTGGCTATCCTGAGAAAACTCTAGGACTTGCCCCGCAAGCTCTTCAAAAGCTTGTTGCGAGATACCATATTTTTTAGACCAATCTTGAAATACCTGGACTGAAGGATCTTCCAAGTCCAAACCCTTATCCACCAGATCTTTAGTGTCATAATCACCATCCGGCGCTTTGTGTTTACCTGCTTTAAAAGCCTTTTCAAGCTCTGCATAGCTTTTTGCCAACTTCTCAACATCAGGGCCATCATCATCCCAAAACTTTTCTGGGTAAAAGTCAGGACGTTCCAGCGGTTCACCATCATCAATATCAACCTCTTCATTTTCTTCTGGCCGTAATTGAAACGGTTGTTCTTGTTCTTGCGGCTGTTCTTCTGGCTTTTGAAAATTAACCAGAGGAGCCTCCTCAGAGACTTCAATTGCTTCTGCTTGTTCAGACATTATTGCTCCTTCCCACCCTGCGTTCAATCAGGCGCACAAGCTCAGTCATGCCTGTTCTCACAAAACCGTGACTAGGATCTTCGCCTGGATACCAAGATGGTTGTTCTATAGTTATCTGTCTCAGGTGATGTAACACCTTCTGACCTTCCTCAGATTTAAAGACCCGTCCATAAAGTATGTCCAGATCATCCGCCTTCGGCGGCTCGACAAACGCTTGACTTATTCCTTCCCAACCGTCTGGCGAACTCATTGCATGGCCTCTGCTACTGTTTCATCAGTGGGCATAGGTTGCTGCTGTTCTATCATAGCTTGCTGCATTTGCTGCATCATCATTTGTTGCTCTTCCGGTGTATTTAATACACGTTGATCGATCCCCATTTTTTCCGCAATGAACGAAATACTTTCTGGGACGTTGATAATTGCTTGCCCCATTGGTCCCATAGAATTGGCAATCTGCATAAAGCTGAGAAGCTGATTGACCTCTTCCATCTTGGGAGCCTCGGCAAGAGGCGATACCGGTGTGACTTTGATCTGCACACCATTGACCTTGAGG